GTAAAGAACAAAACCCGGTCCCCATCGTCCATATTAATATGGACGAGATCCCCTGAGTTTGATGCGAGCCACTTCAGGACGGCCCTGTCGTTCTAGATGGTTCAAGTCTTGCGAAGGAACGATTCCTTGCTTGAGCATGAACTTCATCAGAGCTCCAATACCAGATGTAGGAGACTTGGGAGTCCGATAAATCGGTACCCAGCCTCTCACACGAGGATCATGGAGTTCAGGATGGATACTCTCTGCTTTGTAATGCCAGAGAGATTGCCTTCCTAAAACTGATGACGTGTCAGCAACGACTGGATAGTAGCCTCTAAAGAGGTTTTCTAAATAGTCGTCGAGGAATTTAGCTGTGCTCCAATAACCACCCCAATAAAGGAGGTTCCGGAACGCAACAAGACCCACAACACCATCAACGTCAGAGAGTGACTGAGGCGGATCATGACGCAAGCGGATGGGTGTGACCCACTCACCATTGTAATAATCGCCTCCACAAGACTCACGGAACTTGCCGTTCCAAAAAGACTTGGCCTTGTTTACTTTGAGCCCAAAAAGCTCGAGAAACTGCGTCACTCTTTGCACATATTCCACGGGAACGACGATGTCGTCCCCGTAGACGCGCACTTTCCCGTGCATACTCATGATGAGTGCACGGTCTACAGGTGTGCGAAGCTCATATGCTATCGCGGCGAATACTATAGTAGTGAATACCATAGCTTCGACCGGAAAGCATAGAGCTGAGCCCATAGACGCGAACTTGGTTAGGGGAATTACCCCATAACCAGGAACACGAGCCTTCGTACTCCGCGTCGCTTGGATCACCTCAGATAACCGAGGAAACCTTTCGAAGAGGAGTAGTACATGCTCGTTCAAGACTCTATCGGATGCTTCGCTCAGATCGAGCGTAGCAAGGCTGCCATCACGGCTGCCCTTCGCAGCAAGGAACCTGTTTGGTTCCTGGTCTGCAAAACCGATGAAGAATTTGCCCAGATCGCAAGCTTTTGCACCGGTTGGTGCGGAACAGCGATCCTTGCCTTCAATCGCATAGATGAACTGTGCGAAGAAGGCTTGTTGAGCATACTGCATAGCAGTGGGCTCAATGGCGATGATTCTTGGAGTCTTGGGCGTTTTAGGGACGTCGATCACCTTCACAGGGATCTCCGTCTCAGGCTCCAGAAACTGAACATGGTCCAGTTGGTCGTAAAATCTCCAACTAGGGAGGGCGTAATCTCCGTATGGAAACACGCTCTCAAGTCTCAGCGGCCACTGACTGATCGTATACTTCGCGTTTCCGCGGAGGCGGTCAGCTGTGGCGCCGGGACCATGGCGGGGGACGAGAAGGAGGGATTGCCGGGAGTCGACGAACTTGCGTTCGACGAACAAGCGGCCTTTCTCCTTGCGCAACGTCTCGGTTACGAGACTGCCGACATGTGGAAGTCCTAGGATTACATCCATAGGGTCCACATCTCGTCCACTGGTTCCCTGGGCTTCAACCCAGGTATCAGTTAGGCTGTGTGTCTCAAGTAGAGAATTCTCCACATGACTAAACACGTCAGCCCATAGCAGCGTCGACGCCTTTCGGAATCGGGGAAGGAATTCCTCGAGGCTATTGGTGTCAAACGCTTTCAGTTCTGCTTCAATCTCGACGAACTGTTGCATCGCGCGCCTCACCCTGTTTGGTTTGCAGGGCCTGGCGATCTTGCCGAATACGAGTGTTAACTCGCGAACGGCAGAGATGCATTCAATGCTTGGTTCGTCAAGCAGCACCCCATAGGTGTCGAAGATTTGCTCCAGGAAACCCCTTAGAAATAAGGGGAGACCGCCTCTCTTCTTGAAATCAAGAAAGAGGCCGGGAGCAACGGAGCCAAGCTCGAGGGACCTCTCAAAGTCCCTACAAAACTTGGGTAAGGTGATTGAGAAAAACTCATCACCCTCCGCCTCGACACGAGCCTCGACCTTTTTGAGGTCGAGGTCAGTGCTAGTGCCGCACCAACTCGCACATTCTTGCGCGAGTTCTCTCCAAAGAGACATCAGACTAATCATGGGTTTTCCCATGACCTCACCACCCCAATCATTGGGTACAGTGAAACCTTAGCTGATGTCCTCAGATCCTAGGGGAACGTCCCCTTTTCCGCAAAGCCCATGATCAGCTTTCGCCGTTCAAGAGCTTAGTGATTGCGGCACCGGTAGAAGCCTGGAGATAGGTCAGAAACCCATCAATCAGGTGCTTCTGCTGGGTGATTGTCAGCAAAGACTGAGGAGTACGCGAAACGAGCCAGACAGAGTCTGACGCGGTAAGCTGCTCACCCGTTGTAAACGGGTCAGTCACAAGCTGAGTACGATCAAAGCGGATTACCCGCTGGTTGAACTTGCCCAGAGTATGGGCAATGTTCAGCGTGTGGGATCCGTCGTCCTTCCTGAATGCGCCAGAATTCTGGCCCATGGAAGTGCGGTTGAGCGATTGCGCAGCCGCATTGACAGTGATCGAAATCGGATCTGAAAACACAAGCATCTCCTTTGTTGAGGGGCTCCCAAGATATGGGAGTCATGGTCGTGCAACTGTCAGCCTGTTTAATTGCTGCCAGCCAACACACCGTCACTACGTAGCCAAATATGGCCCAGCAGAGAAGGTGTCTTGCAGCTCTCAGCGTCACCATCGTGACAAACCGAGAGCTGCGACGACGGCGGTCTGCCGAAGGGAAAGCCCTTCATAGGACACGCCAAATCCATATGGTGTAGCAGGAAGACGAGTTTTCGTCTCCTGCCTGCGAGTACGGACGTGAAGCGGACCGTTTTGATAACGTCCACTATCGACCGTATCCTTACGCGTATGACACATAATGTATGCGTGACGCATCACCATGCCGTCTTGGTGGAAAGCAGAGAGATTATGTAACACATCTCCCATATTTCCGAACCAATCAGCGGCCCAGCTCCACGGAGCGAGGTTCCAAAGAACCTCAGGCGATAAGTCAATGCCAAGAAGTTTCCTGGCATAGCTCCCATACCGACGAATTTTGTCGTTCATGGAGCCTCCAATTGGCAAGTAGAAGATAAATTCTGCTTCGAGCCATTTGTTCTGAAGAACAGATTGGAAGCGACCGCCATCCGTGAAGAAACTCACAGCTGGAGTCATCGAATGCGAACAAGCGTCCGCCCTCGAATCAGACAGCTGTGGCCAGTTATACCTCCTTTGGAGAACGCGATTAGCATTCTCCTGATGCTGACGTATGATTTTGTCAGCATTCTCCACGGTTTTCGCAAAGTCGCGAACACCGCGGACAAGAGGTAGCCACCCAAACTCTACGTTTAGGTATTCAGACCCGGCTGCTTTCGCACGCTTGGTCTGCTCCATCATCGTAGAGCCAGGGATGCTTGGAATGCCCTCCCTCATCATTTCTCCG